ATTCCCGGCGGATAGTTGGGGTGGAATATCCATAGAACATCTGCGCTCTGTGTACTGCAATCCAGCGCGAACAGATCGTCTTCGAGATAAGGGACGACTAATTCAATCGCCGGTTCTAAAATAGACGATGGTTCCCAGTATGCACTATTCCAAACAACATTTGCAGGAGATGCAAATGTATTAAATCCCAATGGAAACTTATCGTTCTGGTTGGAGCTTATGCACTGACCAACGTAATTATTGTCTGACATGTACTTTGGAACATCTCCAGGAGTTGACACCCAAGGATTTGCGTAATATATATTGTCCGGTGTAACCGTCCAGGAAGTTAAGTCAATGAAATTGTTTGTTGGAGAATTTAATGACCCGATGGCTCGGATTGCGGCCTGTATCAGGCTGGCAGCGTTTTTTGAAGCTGTCGAGTTAGCAAAGGCGATATTTATTCCCTGACTAGGGGAAACACCTACGGCAGTGACAGATAGAGAATCTGAACTATTTGAAGATAGTGTGATGGGCGCGGTATACGCATTGTTCTGACCATAAGGGGCTGCAATATACAGACTTCCGTTCAGGCTACGATAGAACTGTGTAAACTGGCCAATAAGAACAGTGTTTCCAGTTACATAAGCGGTTGTCGGATTGTAGCTTATGGAAGATGGAGGATTTTGCAGCGCTAGTCCCAAAGACCAACTCCCCTCAGTCGCTCCCTCCCACACGCGCGCTATCCCAGCAGAGAATTCCAGAATCGCCCCCTGATTGGTCGAGAACTGAAACGGCACCAAACGGCTCATACCGTTGCTTGCCGTCTGCATGGTTTCACTGGAAACGGTCTGAGTAGGGGTGATCGTATAGTTGCCCACGCCGCCCGTCCCTATGACGTAGGCGCTTATGGTGGTCCCAGAGGCTACCCCAGGCGCCACAATCGTCTGTCCGACCTGCAGAACTCCGTAGTTGACCGCTGTGACGGTCATGGTGGTGCCAGCGATGGAGGCGGTGAACATCGCCCCGCCGTTGGCCGTGGTCCCGGCGAAGTACGTTCCCGGCATTTTCTTTGCTCCGCCCTCTACCAGCGGAACAAAATTTTCCAGTTTTTTACACGCGCTCCCGTACTTGGCTAGGTCTGATCTATCTGATACTAAACCGCTTACCTCTCCAGTGTTCAGCGAGTTGATTAGCACATTGGCATTCATCTATGCGCCCCCCACGGTCCGAAGCAGCGCCCTGCATGAATGAAGTTGTAATTCCCAGCCTCATCCTGCAAATAGTCGCACTCTTGCTGAGCCGCTGCTGAGTTGAGCGTCGTGTAGTACATCTGCATCATGCTCTGAGCCTTCTTCGCATCCTCTGTGATCGCCAGCGCCAGTTCACCAGCCAGCCGATACGCAAGGCAGTTCACGAAGCCGGGGAGCAACTGCGTAAAGTCTGTGATGAGCCGGATGTAGTTGATGACGATGGGACGGGCAGTTGCGTAGTTATCGCAGTGCGGATAGTTGCTCAAGAGGTTGTTGGTGTACGAAACCCCGTCGGCGTTTAGAACCGCCTCGATGACATACGGCACAGCCTCGTGCGGGTGTACCGGAATATCGCGGTGGCGGAACCACCCATACCCTTCGCCGCCCCATCCCCACTCGGCTGCATCGGCAATGCGGCGCTCTTCCGGTATCTCTCTGGGCCTAACCAGCCTCAGATAATCCGCTGGCAGAGGATAGGCAAACTTGTATCCGCCCACAGGAGCTTGTGCGTTCTGCTGCAAAGCGACGCGAGTCTTGGCAAACTTCCATTCGCGCTCACTCAACACTTCCTGAAACACCATGTCCCAAACGACATTCACCTTGATAGCGTTTGGGGTTTGTTCAGTAAGAGAGCCGATAGTGCCTCTCGCCCCGATGCGCTGCAAACTCATATTGGCAATGGCTACCGGCGAATAGTTCACAAGGCTCCCCCCTAAAGAAAAGAGGGACGAGGCATTGCCCCGCCCCCGGTGAATGGTGAACCGTTCTAAGCAGCCGCCAATTCCAGCCTGGCCTTCTTCGCGGCGCGTCCCTTTGCGAGTGCTACCGCGAGTTGAGCCTTGCGCTCGGCAGTCATCGGCACCTTGCGCTTGTCAGGCTTGACCGGCTTGGCCTCGACAATCTCCTTGATGGTTGCCGTTGCCACAACAGGATTGTCTCCCGGTTTTGGAGCGCGTCCCTCATGGCCGGGATACTGAAAAAGCCAGTCGCCTCTAAGTGTCGTCAAGGTAGCCAGTTGGCTATCCGTGTCGATCTCATAGAGGCCGTCAGGTAACGGTCCAGCATCGGGATTGTACGATTTGCTGGCCTGACTATCCCAGGCGAACGCAAGACATTTAGCATGAACAAGCATTATTGCTCCCCTCCACACTTCGGTCCCCACCATGAATAGATGGAACCGACATAGCCGTTGTTGGCCGGTGTGTTGACCGCGTTCCAGCGCAGGAACTCAAGAACTGCGTTCCCAGGAACCTGAATCCAGTAATGCGCTCCCTGGACTTGCAACTGCGCGATGGTCAAAGACCGGGTGGTGATGATGTTGGTTGCGCTCGCGGTTGACCCGCTCTCCACGTTGAACGCGATGCTGGTGAGCGAGTTTCCGTAAACCGGTCCGGAAACGACGATGTGAACGCCGAACGGGATTCCACCGTCGCCCACAACTTCAGGCGGATAGGAGTACAGTTTCTCAGTCAAAGACGGAAATGCGGAGATAGTCGGGTTGGATGTGCCAGGGTTCGGCGGTCCAAAGTCAAGCTCCAGGTTGCTCTGCTGTGATGTTGCCCCAACAACCAGTAGATCTCCCAAGAGCGCAGGGGTTGCGAGAATGGTTGCGCTGGCTGACAGTTGCGGGTTGCTGACGGTGTAGGTGCCAACTCCGTTTGCGGCGGTGATGGCGGTAATACCCGTCACGATGGTAGGGCCGTTGGCTGTAGAGATGTTAGCTCCCGTAAGAGAGTCCCCTACAAGAAGCTCAGACCCGGCAGCGCCAGCCGTGATGGTCAATACTCCGGTCGTCGCAATCGAGCCGGTAAACGATTTGGCGGTGGAAGTAATCGGACCGAAGGCCGATGTTCCAGAGCCGTGAAAAAACTGCATTGCGTCTAAAAGCATGATGACTCTCCTTCTAGCGACATCGGCTAGCTGATGATGGTTTCCGAGTTGGAAATCTTTTCGGCCATAACGACCTGAATTCCTTGGAAGCGCGTAATACGCCGCGATCCCCAGATGTCGCCGGTCTCCGCGTTTTGCGTGTAGTAGGCGTTGGTCTTCTGCGAGACCGCTCGGATGTTCATCGCGTTCAGAACGGAGCGACTGCACAGAATCACCGTGCCGGGAGCATTACCCGCACCGGGAAGATTGCCCAGAGCCTGAATGAGCAGGTTCTCATCGAAGCCACCCGCCTGCAACGGAATCGGGTTCACGTTGGCGACTCGTTGAGCGCAGCGTTCGTCAACAATCTGGAGTCCCAAACTCCATTTGCACTGAGTTACATACGCCATCAGTGCCCTGGATTGACCGAGAACTCCGCTCAAGGCGGTGGCCATTGTCCACGGAACTTTGCCGATAGTGTTGATTTCCAGACCTGCTGGACTGCCAGCGGGATAGATTGCTTGAACCTTGTCTTTTCCGAATTCTATCGCCCAAATGCTTGTAGCGTTGCCGGAGGTCAGCCCGCCGTTGTAAGCATTCGCTGGCCAACTTCCGTCTCCGTTGGGAACCGATTCAAGGTTGTTGATTCGTGTTGCCAGGCCTCTGATTCCGCCAAGATCGGTAGCCGGGTTTCCGTAAAACAATACGGATTCGATTTTCTGCTTGAAGCCCTCGATCTTGTTGCTGATCTGGTCCGACATATACGCCGAGGGGTCGGGCTGAAGATCGGCAAATGCCGCATCTTGAACATCCCAATTTTCCCACATGGCAATATCGTCGGTGATGTTGGTGTTCTTGGAGTTCGTAATCACTGCCGCTTCATTGAACCGGCGCGTTGCAGGAACGTCCAGGTAGTCGGTACGCCGAGCGACGTTGAAAAGCATGTTGTTTGCCGGTACGAAAGGCAAGAACTCAAGCAAGGGGCAAGCGCGAGCAAGCACCTTTGCGGGCTGGACAAACATTGCACGCGCATCCGAAGACGAGTAGCTGTTGATTACGTCCGTCATCGTGGTGTAACCGAGTTGCGAGGCATCTGCCATGGCGATAATCTCCCTTTAGAGAGACCTAAATCCTTGCTGGCGGAAGATTGAATTTACTCAAATCGTACCCGGCTTTAGGCGCTTCCGCCCTCTGCCCTGTCCCGCGCAAAGATGAATCCTCTCCGGTTTTTGCGGCCACGTTCAACAGGAATCGCATCATCGTGGTTCGGTTGGCGCTGCTTTCAGCTGCAAATGCCTTGTCGAATTCGACTTCTGTTTTTCCCCATTGCTTCCATAGCCGCGACACGAGCACTACACTCGCATCGTATTTGTCGCCCAACTCGGTTTTCAGGGTTTCAGCCGCCTTGGTATTCTCTGCGAGAATCTTGGCGTTATGCGCTTCCACCATTGAGGTCAACTGAGCATTCAACTTAGATTGAAGAGCTTGAGCGGTTTTCTTGGGAATCCCCTCAGAAAACAAGGTGTCTTCCCAATACTTGTTCCACTCAGGTGCATTCTTCTTTTCAGGGTCCAGCTCATAACCTTCCGGCTTATCGGGCCGTCCGAGTGAGGTATAGAACTTATCGCGCTCTTCCGGCGTCGCATTCTCGCCCAGTTTGGGGATCGAGTTCGCCAACTTCCCCTCGTACTCTTTGGCTTTGTTCGCCGTTTCGAGATGGGCTTTAGCGAAATCCCCCACCGTGCGATACGGCTTGAAAGCCTCATTGTCTCTGAGGTCGCTAGGCAAACCCGCCAACCATCCCGGCGTCTGCTGCTGCTGGTTGCCCGATACCACGGTCGTTTCACTTCCCGTAGGTTGATTGACGACGACTTCATCTGCCATTTGCTGCTCCTTCAAAAATCTTTGGGCCAATAAAAAAGGCAGCGGAGAGTGGATGAGCACTCATCTGCTGCCTTCGGTCTTGCTTGCGTCTCCGTCAGTCTGGCCGGACTTCAAGAGAACCCAAATTGTGAAAAACCAAACTCTATCCGTTCCTGAGCATCACACCGCCGTTGTTCCCGGTATGCACGATTTCAGACATACTGCCGGTTGCGGCCAGGAATGGAACGACTGCGGTATTGGTTGCGTTTCCTGCGATCTGTACGGTGACGCTATAGGTCGCCGTCGCCAGATTCCAGAGAAAGAAGTGATGCCCCGGCTGGCAGGTGGGGAGAACAATCGTCACAGCCCCGGTCGGGGTGATGGTGATGAGGGACGCGCCGGCCTGCTGCGCATTGAGAGTGATGGTGCTGGCTGCTACGGTTCCAAGGTCAAGCTCGCCATATGTCTCAAGACTCGCCTGCGTCTGAGTAGATTTGGCGACAAACCCGCCGCGCTCCGTAGGAATGCGTAGTGCATCCGCTCCCGGCCAGTTCACACCTTGATACGTTGGACTTGGATTCGACATCTCAATTTTCTCCAATCATCAGTAAAGCATCAACTTCGCTCATCATACCACTCATGCGAGCAATTGCAATACCCACATTGTACTCAATCCGCTCCACTTCGTTGTTCAAAGGAACGCCGAAGTGATTTGAAACGAGTATATCACCAAGCACTTTCTGGCCCTCAGCCGAGCTAAACACGCTCTGGTAATACTGCTTCATCTTCTTGTCGGCAAGCTGTCTGTCGTCTTTTTCCGGCGTGTAGTCGATCATTCTCCCGGCTCCTTACCGCCGCCCATCATCGTTTTGAGTGGGCTATCCGGCTCCGCCGCCTTGCCAGCCAGCGCCGCGGCCTTTGCAATCTTGGGTGCGTTCTCAATCTGCTGCTGCTTCTCCTGCTGTTTCTGAGCCATCTGGCGTATCTCTGCAATGGCTTTCGGATCACGTAGACACGTAGCTGGACCTCCTACCGCGTCCCACGCCTCTCGCACCATCTCGTCTGTGTCGAGAGCGTGCATGGCGAGAGGGTCGAACTGGGTGATCGACGTAACCAGCGCCACGCCGGATTGAATCGCCCGGACCTTCGTTACCCTGGTCTGTGCCTGAGACAAGAGGCCCAGGTATTGAACCTTGATTGGCTCATGCTCGGAATCTTGTAGAATTTGCGGAGGTTCCGGTATGCGGCCCGCCCGCGCCTCAATGTCGTACACCCTGGCAATCATGGGGTTGAAGCCTTCCGATTGCAGGTTGCCGACGATGGTTCCAAGCAGCGCCGCTTTCTCGGTCATCAGTTCATTGATTTGCGCCGTCACCATGCGCTCTGTAGCGCCGCCCTGCGCCAACTGTGTAAGAAGCGTGAACACATCCGTGTGGAAGTGTTGGTTGATGATCTGCGCGACTTTGCTCTGATACTCCGTATTGAAGGGAAGGTTTTGAACGCCGGTCGTCAAAGGCTGAGGCATGATCTGGCGAATGTCGCCACGGTTGGTGGGGATGAATGTGAGGCCGTTCGGGCCACGCTGAATCTTTCCGCGCTGATCCTCATACGCCACCATCGGAGGCTCTGCCGCTTTCTGGGCAGTAATCAGATTGGTTCTCCCCATCTGATTGTCCAAAGCTATAGCGACCCAAGCGTCGTGCGCCGGTGAGCGTCCGTAGGTTTCGTCTGAATTCTTCCTCCACCTCCAACTCAGAATCGGCATGGAGTCGTAGCCGCCCTCGGACAGCATCTTCAACCCCTGATCTTCATCAGCGCCGAGAATCTTTCCGCCCTTTCGATACACCCAATCGGAGGCCCATTTCTTTCCCTTCGCGTCCATGCGCCTTGGATCATAATCTTTTCGGGGATAGACCGCATGGAGAACTTCGCGCTGCTCGTGCATATTGCTTTCGTAGTCATGCTCGAAGTTTGGGTCTGCCTTCTTCATTTCGTCCAGGCCAAATTTCTGAACAAACTGGCGCAAGGTCCATTTCCAGACGCGATAATTAGTATCGACCTGACCAAATCGGTTTTCTGCGATGAAGCACTCCCGGAAATGGGGAACGGTAAAGATGATAGTTGCCGTAGAAACATCCTCTTCGATCAGCAAGTGGGCTGTGCCTGGAGCAGACCCGTCGCCGATGAATTCCGGCACCACGTCGTAGAAATTACTGCGGTTGAACGCTGAATACATCACATCTTGGCAGTTCTGAATCCACCGCTGGACTTCCGGATAGGAATCAGTTCGCTTTCCAGTCCATGCTCTCATCCGGCTTGTGCGCGAAAAGTTCAGTTTGCCTGGAAGTTCCAGCCCAAACCAAGGTTGATTGCGAGAACAGAGATACCCCACCATACCCTTGACCAGAGTGTTGTGGGCAAGCATGGCGGAGTCGGCGAAAATCTCAAGACCGGTAGGTTGACCTGGCCACAAATCCTTGTCTTGCACGCCCCGCCTGCCGTGGGCCACGTAAGCGATGATGTTGTCCACCATCCATTCCCACGGAAGTCTTTCTTGTGCAAGGACTTGTAGATATTTCTGTGCATCTTTGGCTCGTTCGTCGGCGGAGCGGTCGTTGAGCCGGGAGGGTGCATATCCCCCGGAGTCCATATAAGGCGAGGCTAGACCGACAGAAGCCATTATGCCCCCAATGTCGCTTTCCCTACTGTAGCATTACCGCTTGTCATCGGGCTTTGCAGCATTGTGCTTGCCATGCCCCGGCGCTGTGTCAATGCCTGAGCCTGAGCCAAAGCCGACGCCTGGGCCGCCTGAGCCGTCTGTTCATTGGTTTGTGCCTGAGTGGGAGCCTTGGGCGTGGAAGGCTTGCTGACAGCCGCATAGATGCCCTCACCAACAGCCGCCGCCGCCGAAACGCTCGCGCCGATAATCAATGCCGTGGTTGCTGAAATGCTTCCTGCCATCCTATTCTCCCGTAACCACTATAGTATCACCGCTCCCATCACGGCGCGACATCAACTGGTCAGCTTCGGCGAATACCTCATCCTCGGCTTCTTCTACTGTAGCAAAAGCCGTCGGGTAAATCATCGTCATCTCAACAGGCCCATGAGTCCAAAAGAACTGTTTTCTGCCCGCACATCCGGGTATGACATTGTATCCGGTGAATTCAACCCTCTGGTCGCCGATCAGCACTGAGCAATCGCCGTGAACGATAAGCACGGTTGCCAGCTTGATAAGCGAACCCATCATCTTTGTTTCCGGTTCAAGCCTGATGGTTCTCGCGTACATTCCACCGTGGAAGAGATGCTCTGTCGCGAGTTCGATCTGTGGACAGGATAGAATGATTTTGTTTATCTCGTCCAGTTGAGCGATAACGGCTGGCGAAGCTGGGATCATCGGTAAAGGTGCCGTCAATGCGCTCATAGCCACCTCGTAAACATGGTATGGCTGACCTTGCAACCGGGGCGGCGCGATAGAACCACCTCCAAAGGACTTCCCACCCTGGCCGTGTACACGAGCGCCACACACCCTGTAACTGCTGATACCCTTTCGACGGTCGTCATCAATTCTCTCGCCGCTCCAGTTGCTCTGTGAGACGGCAAAACGAATAGGCTTTCAATCGTCGCCGTGCGCTTCCCATTGTGCGGCATAACGCCTGCAACCACAGAGACAAATCCTACGAGAACATCATTCACATACGCGCCGAAGCAGTAAAGCGCACCTGAGTTCTCCATTGCCTCGTATATCTGGCGCTGAGGGTTGTAGTCGGGCACGACGCAGTCTTTCGCGTAGGCGTCCAACAGTTCTGCCGAGTTGGGCGCGTCGAGGATTTCCGCGTAGCTGACTGGTTTTATCTCAAGCATTGGCGCTCCGTAACCCGTAGCTCAGGGGGTTGTAGTCTGTGTCATTTCTTGCAGCAAGCAACTGCGCGATGAGGTCAACCGTCTCATTTGGAGGCTGGTAAACCGGCTGCTCAAGGCAGAGGTAGCGAACGCAATCGGCCATGTCCTTGTACCCCTCCTCCGGCTTATCGGTTCCCGGTTTCCACATATAATTGCTCATGTCCTGCCAAACTCCCCGTTCACCCCGACAGCCCTCCTCGGCAAAAAGGAGCGCCGGTATCTCCTTGCTCTTCACGGCGCTGTAGTGCGGCTGGAGGTACTCTTTCACCCGCTTGTGCCCCAAAGCAATGTCGCCCGCCTCAGAGTGCGACAACCGTATGCGCCCGATTCCCGCCTTTTCGAGTTCATCTTCCCACGAGGTATCATTGAGCTGCGTCCGGGCACCGTACTTTGCGTCCAACACCACGAACGCCGGTTCTGAATAGTTGTGTTCCGCGCGTTTCATTTTCACCTGCCGGGCAATCTCTTCGACGTTCCCATTTGCCAAAAGATATGAATAAACGTAGATTCGATTGGCCGGCTTGCCGTTGATCTGAATATCTTCTGGACTCACCGCCGCAAACAACCACCGCGTCGGGCGGGCGTCGTGTGGATCAACTGCCTCAATCCGCATCCAATCGGCGGGGATTTTGAAGTCCTTGTAGAGATGAACCGCCCGGTCGAGCGTCTTGTACACCAGCCCGCTCAGGTGGCCTTCCTTGCCGCCAATGTGCGCGGCATACTCCTCTGGATCGGTGAACAGCTTGGCGTACTCTTCGATGCCCGCCCTTGGAATGAACCCCATGATGAGGCCGCACTTAGGGCAGTTGTTCACCGGGCGCTCCCCGTGAGGATCAGCCATGTTCACAGGGTCGTTTTCCGGAATATACTCGTCGCACTGCCGACAATAATCCTGACAATTGTCCCAGGTCGTGCCGGTGAAGATCGCAATTTCCTGATCGTCTCCGCCCCCATTGAACGCCTTCACGGAGAACATATCGTAGAAGTAGGGCGCTCCGTAGAGAGGCGTCATGGCGAACCATGAAGGCGCGTTTGTAGTGACTTTGCCTCTCTCTGCCGCAATCAGTACATCTTGAGGGGGAGGCTCGTCCCATCCGTAGTGGTCATAGTCGATCCCAAGAAACGAGTCTGCCAGTTGATTGTAAGAACGGACGTGGAGAGTGGAACCGCAGGCCCGTCCAGTGTAGTCGTACTTCAATGTGACTGACTTCAATGCTCCGGTAGTGTCCCGCTTCCAGTCTGGAGCGCAGTGCGCTGGGATGAGCATGGCAAGCTCAGGCTCGATCTTGGCCGACACAGACTGAGCCATTGTCTGACAGCCCATGAATCCCTGGTTGGGAACTCGAATCGAAATCTTGTAGTCTGGATCGTCCGGCCTAAGCCACGGCCTGAATCCCATTGCATGAGCTATTGATTCGCAAACACTTATCCTGGTTTTCCCGACCTTCTCGCCAGGTTTGAGAATCCGCCGGCGAGGTGTGCGCCCGTACTTATTCTTGATTCTGATGAACGGGTCTTGCACCCGGTTCATCCTCAGCATCCCAAGGCGCATCAACTGGTTCGCGGTTGAGACTATCTTGGAAGGCTCGATCTTCCCATCAGCGCCGACAAGCCGCGCCAGCACGTCCGGCTGTTCGCGCTTCCCCATTACTCCTCCGGCGTGTACTGGATGTTAATGACGTCGGCAGCAGTCCCAATCGAGTACCACTGGTTCAGGTTGATCGCTCCACTGGTGAACGGGCCGATGATTGTCGGGTCAGCCGTTGGTGAAGCCACCTTGACAGGGATTCCCGTAGTCGTAGCAACTGCCGAAGAGTCTCCGATGTACGATGCTGACGCTCCCTGCCATGCTCTAAACTGCATGGCCCGTATGGGTAGAGTGGTAAATCGCGTAGCACCCGCTCCTAAAGTCACAGTCAACAATGGCATAAATCACCTCACTGGCAGTTTACCACTTTCCTTCAACTCCGCCAGCTTCTCTTTCAGACCCTTGAGCGTTTTGCGCAACTCCCGCGCCGCGTCCTCGTGATGCTTCAACGTCAGATCGTACCCGTATATCTCCGTCTCAAGCTCGCGCCGAGTGTAGCCGTTCTTGCCGCTAGGCTCTGTCATTATCGGCTGGCCTTTCCGAGCCAGTAGGCGGCTAGAATTTGCTTGCGTGCGAACGCATCCGGCTGGACATTCCAAAACGCCTGTACATCCTCTGGCACTTCCGGCTCCAGGGCGAGGTACATCCGGCGCACCTCTTCCTTGGCGTCACTGTAGCCAATTCGGTAGCCCTCTTCCGCCGCTTCGGGAGCATTGTCAAGGCGGCTGTGCATTGAGGCAATCCGATTATCCTGCCAGCGGACGAAGCAGAGCAAAAGCTCTCGCGCCTTTTTCTCCACGACCGCCTGTGCCGAAGGCTCCACATATCCGGAATAAAGAATCGCCGCCTTCAACCCCTCTTCCGGTACTACGTACTTCTTGTCGCTCATCCCTTACACCCCCTCAGAATCAATAATAGCCAACTTGTACCTTCCATCTTTTGTACGACCGAGACGAACAGATTGAGCAGAAAGAACTTCCAAAAACTCCTCATCTGAATCGTCTTGCGGCTCAATTAAAAAACCGACCCACAATTTAGTTTCAGGATTTCTAAGCCTTATCAAGTTCATTTCTTACACCCCCGCCTTTAATCTTTCTCGGTATGCCTTGTTTCTCACTTGGCTTTGCGATCTAACGCAAAGGATACACACCCTCTTTCCGTCCCCACGAATTCTTCCATTGGTAATCAAGTCATGTCCATGGCAACAGATGTTCGTTCGGCAGGAACTCGCTGGACCTGTCCCGCGCAAAATGTTCTCGCGCAGAGACACGGCCTCTAAATGATCAGGGTTCACACACAGCCTGTTCCGGCATAGATGGTCGAGAGATAGTCCCGACGGAATTTCTCCGCGAAGAATCATATATGAGAGACGGTGAACGCGATAGTTTTTCCTGTCAATCTGGAATGTCCCGTACCCATTACCATTCTGCGCCCCATTCCATATCCAACAGGAGTGAGACTTATCTACATGACTCCAGAAACGTTGCTGGTCATGTTCACTCGGAACTTCAATCTGCTTCCATCTCATTTTATTTCTCCTTGCAGTTTCGTTGGTGCATCCCGTTCAGCCCGCCACAGGACGGGCAATTGTTGGGTTGAGCTTTGGCTGGCACAACTTCTCTTCGTGACGCCGCCGCCGCCTTGCGTTCTTTGGGTTGTACCGCGACTGGCATCGCTCGCATCTGGTCCTGTTGTCCATACACCGCCTCCTTGTGGAAAAGTTCAACATCGCTCAGTATCCACGCAATCACCCACGACCGGCTACGATTCAATCGTTCCGCCTCAGCATCGACACGCGCCACTGTATCAATAGGCAATCGAACCGTTATGTGAACTGTGTTACCCATGAACACAGTGTAGCACAGTTGTGGGACAAGCGAACACCGTTTTGCGGAAAATTTCATGGGCGGGATATGTACGACGCAACCCACCGGGGGGCGATTTGGGGTCATAGGGGGTCTCTGAGGCTCTCTTATTGCCTATGTCATTGATACAAATTCTAGCCAGCGTGCCGGCGTACCGAACCACCCTCACCCGATGATGCGATGCTAGACGAGGATTCGAACCGGCTTGCAAGCCTATGAGGAATCAATATCTTACCAGATGAAGAGGCCAAAGTACCACCAAAAGTACCCCCTAGGATGCCCTACAACGCATCGCCAGCACCTCGGCTAGGCTATCCTATGGCTGTTTTGGCCCTGCATCCCGCATATCTCGCGCTGCCTGCACTAGGTCGAGCAGCACTGAGACGTTGATCTGCGTGGCCTGACCATGCACTAACTGGCTCTTATCGAAGGCGATACCGGCAACTATCATAAGCTGAGAGGCGGAACTTTTTGAGAGCTTTGCGTCATCTATGGACATAACCGCTCTCATCGCCACGGAATCCCAAACGTCGCCCTTATGTTCTTTGTAATCTTGCAAATCCTGTGTTGTGTTGTTGTCACCGAGGAAACGCTTGAGTACTCGATGAACATTGGATGGATCGCATCCTACGCGCTTGGCTATCTGGCTATTGGTAAGCTCTGGGTATTGCAGCTTTGCCTTACGGATCGCTGGTGCTACTCCCTTATTGGCTGTATTGATGCGCGGTCTGATGCGATGAGTCCTTGCTGGAACTACTGCGCCACTCTCTATGGCCCGTACTGCGTCTTCGCTATGATCGAATGGTGTAATCATGGGTTGATTTTACCTCAAATTGTGATGCAGGATACAAAAATACATCAACAAGCGTGACAGCCATCACAGACACAATTATTTGATCTTGAGATACTGAATTTGTTGATGAGGAGTACGGCGGCAATCAACCGCATAAGGAGCAGCAAAAATGCAAATTGTTATCGCATGGACGGAAGAAACTCAAGAGATCGTGAAAATTGGCCGCGTAGATTTGGGCGAATCTCACAAGTTTCGCACTGTCCTTACTCCTAAAGCGTGCATGTGGGTCAACAAAGGAAATGCTCGCGATTTAGCTAAGGCTCGCGTATACGCCGCTAACGAAGGACACGCTGTCCTATGCTACGAGAATGAACACAATCCGCTAGAAAAGGCAAAGATCGACATCATGGCCGTATAACCTCCGCCGCGCGGTACTTGCCGTAAGCTGGTGCAATATCGCACCAAACCGTAGTACATCATGCAAGGGAGGAAACAAAAAATGAGACAGCAATACAAAGTCGCAAAGAATCCCAAGGATAGCAAATGGTACGTGGTAGGGAACTGCGGCAACG